TTTTTTTTGGGGAACAACCCCAGTTTTGGGGAACAAAAGAAAAGGGGCTACCTTGCGGTAACCCCTTGATATTACTGGCTCCCCGAGTTGGGCTCGAACCAACGACCTACGGATTAACAGTCTTGAGGAAAACTCAAAACAATCAAACACTTACCCTGATTTTGTTCCCCAAACTCGGTATCGGAGAACCCGCATCTTATCAGGGATTAAAAATTTTTGGGGAACAAATTACGCGGTCGGCTTGACCAATTTGCCCATGCGGTGGCGCACATAGTTCTTGGTCATCTTGGCATCAGCGTGGCCAAGCAAGCCCTGCGCACTCTCCATTCCGGACCGCTCCTCGACCTCTGTTGCCGCCTTGGCGCGTAGGTCTCTGAACTGGAACTCAAGCGGCTGGACACCTGCCTTCATCCGGGCCTTGCCGAAGCGGCCATCGAGCGCCGACAGAGTCAGCGCCTGCCCGGACTCGTTGACCACCAGTGCCAACGAGCGGACACCGGGAATCGTCGCCTTGCGCTTTTTGATGCGGTCCACTACCTCTGCCAGCCTGCCAATGATTTCGACGCGCAGAGGCGTTCCTGTCTTGCCCTGACGCACCCACAATGCGCCTTCCCTGATGTCGGTCTCTTTGAATCGCAGGCAGTCGCCGGGGCGCTGACCAGCCAAGTGGGCGAGGTCCATCGCATCGCGTGTCGGCTGATCTGCTTGGTCATAGACCCGCCTGAACATCGCGTCATCGATGTAGATCATGCGGCCCTTGGCGCGGTTGCGTTTGACACCCACGCATGGGTTGGGTTGCTTGGTGTAGCCCTGCTCTCTGGACCAATTCCAGATGTGGCTGAACAGCGCGATCTCTTGCGTCGATCTGGTTACCTTGCGCCAGTCGCGGTATTGAGCGATGTGATGCGGCTCAATGTTGTCGAGTGGTGCAGGTGGGTTGTCGAAAAACTTGTAGAGGTTGGCCAGTTCAGACAGGTTGTCTTTTTGTGTGCGCGGCGCTTTGGTTGGAATGACCGCCTTGGTGTAACGCTCGGCCACATACCTGAATGTGATCTTGGTCACGCGGCTTGCGCTGGCGTTGCCCGATTCAAGCTCGGCCCATCTTGCCACTGCGGCAACATAGTCCTTGCCCAACGGCAGTTCGCGCTGGCCGTCGAAATAGTAGTAGTAGACACCGCTCGTGCGCGACCGGGCCTTCATGCGGACAGGCAGGTTCAGGTATCTTGTTCTTTTACGCCCCAAGGACTGATGGCCTCCAAATGTCGGAAGATGATATTACCTCAACACGATGTGAACCATCAACAGCAGACTTGGCGACGATGGGTTTTCCCGCGGCGTTCACAAAGAACGGCACACCCATGCGCTTGAGTTGCTCGATCTGTTTTGACTTCTGAGTGCGGCCAGTTAAGGTCCGCACCTCATCGTCATCCAAGAACGCTGTCATGTGCGTTGTTTCACCACGCGCTCGATGCGCTCGTATGTGATGAACCTGTGCAGGTTGGCGCATTCATAGCGTCTATATTTTTCGTTGTTTGGTCTGACCCTCGTCTCTTTGACCAGAGTCCATGTTCCGCAGACTGGGCACTTCATTTCAGTCCTCCAACCAAATCAAATCAAAAGCCATTGCAATAAGCAGTAAAGTCATTAGATTGCTCCCATCTGTTCATCCAGTGCGGCAGACATGGCCGCGTCAAGTGTGTCTCTGATGTAGAAGTGGCGGTCTGTATCGACGCGCCAGCCTGTGTTGCCAAGTGATGCAATCGATCTGATGCGTCCTGCTCTGATGTTGTCAATGCAAACAGCATCTCTTTCCATCTGAATGTGACGCTCGATCACTGCATCGATCTGTGGTTTGTATGTGGCCATGCTGTTCATTCGATCAAGCGCATCTCTCACTTTCGGATAGACAACCTCGTCGATCTTGTCGAAGGACCATCCTTCTTCAATAGCCTGTGCTGTGAGTCTTAAAGCTTCATGCATGGGTTTCTGCCTTTGATTGCAGTGATGCCCATCGTGTCCTTGGCTCTTGTGCGTGTTTCATGTAGAAGTGAATCAAGAAGTTGATCACCTGCACATACGACATCTTGATGCCTGTATCGCGCTCAATGAAATCTCGGATCGTGTCAATGTCTTCATCGACTGGTATGGTTATTCGTTTCGTTTCGCTCATCACTTTCTTTCTTCAAAGTATTTGTCAATCATCATCGACCCGGCGATGATGAACAAAAAGATCACAATGCCGATGATCATCAGACCAACGAACGCAAGAACATCAATCATTTTTTTTACCTCCAAAAAAGTTTTTGTCGCCTAAAAAACATTCGTCCTTTTGTGTTGCCGGGACTTCACGCGGCTTTGGTTTTTTCCAACCGTGCTTCAGCCAAGTCGCTTGGACATCTGTGTCTTTTGCTGGCACATAGACATGGTTCTTTGGATTAGCTGGTCTTGTTGGTGTCTTCATTGTTGAAAGTTGTAGTTGCGAATTTCTGGATACTTCTTGGCATAGCTGACCAAGATGCTGGACGGTTTGGCCAACTCGCTCACATCGAGCAATGCTTCATCGATGGTCGATGGAGTTGGATTTTTTGTGCGACTGCGCCACCAGAGATCGGCCTTGCTCTTTGCATAGCCATCGTGTTCAAGGCAGATGTATTCGCTCACGCGACTGAGGCCAAAGCTGTAATCGACTCGCAGTGTCGGGATGCCTGACTTGCTCATGTGTTTTGAGTAGTAGACCTCTTTGACCTCGCGCTCGACTGGCTTGACATCCTTGCTCATCATCGCGCCTTCAAACGCATGGACCTCTGCCTTGCGCTCGTTGACAGGAAACGCTGTGCCGCAGTCAGGGCATACCAGCGTGGAGATCGGGGAATAAGTTCCGCAGTTTTCGCATGGCTTTGTTGGCGCTTCAAACTCGCCCTCAAGCTTCTTGCCTTTGACAGGCGCTTGAACATTGTCAATGAAGCCGTGGCGAATCACATTGCCACCGAAGTCAAGCACCAGACAGTTGGATTTGCTTTCGTGCAGGCGAAGGCCACGGCCAACCATCTGCACATACAGTCCGGGCGACAGCGTTGGGCGAAGCATCACCACCGCGTCGATGGCCGGATGATCAAAGCCTGTGGTCAGCACCGAGCAGTTGACCAGTGCGCGGTAGTGTCCGCTCTTGAACATCGAGATGCGGTCGTCGCGCATCTTGCCGGGCATATCGCCAGACACAAAGGTGGCAGTGATGCCGCGCTGGCGAAGCTCGACGCAGACCTGTTCAGCGTGATTGACCGTGGTGCAAAAGATCAGCCATGCGTTTCTGTCGTCGCACTTCTCGATGATGGTTTCGCAGTGATGGCCAACAAGCTCGATGGCACTCATGCGGTTGCCAAGCTGTGACAGGTTGAAGTCGCCTGCAACCTTGCCAACACCAGACAGGTCCACTGTGTCGCCGTGCTTGGCTGTCAATGGGCACAGGAAACCCTGATCAATCAGCGTGGCCACATTAGCCTCATAGCTGATGCCATCGAACAAAGCATCGTCGCCTTTGTGGAGCAGGCCGGTGTCGGTGCGATACGGTGTCGCGGTCAAGCCGACAAGCTTCACATTCTGGTTGGCCTTTGCGCTTTCCTCCAGCAGTTGGCGATACATCCCTGTGCGCTTGTGAGGGATGAGGTGGGCCTCATCGACGATGATGATGTCGAAGCGACCATACACATGGTCTTTGTTGTAGATGGTCTGAACGCTGGCAACCGTGATCTGTTTAAGCTGGCGCTTGCCCAAGCCTGCGCTGTAGATGCCGACACTCGCGTGTGGCCACAGGCGCTGAATTGCTTTTGCATCTTGCTCGACCAACTCTTTGACATGAGTGACGACCAAGATGTGCAAATCGTGGAACTCGGTGCAGGCGCGTCGAATGAACTCAGCAAGGATGACCGACTTGCCAGACCCGGTGGGCGTGACAATGAGCGGCGCATCCTTGCCTTTTTCAAACCAGTCAAAGATCGACTGGACAGCTTCAGTTTGGTAGTAGCGGAGTTGCATGGTTGGTTGGTTTGGTTAGTTCAAAAGGGGATGTCGTCGTCTGTGAGTTCAGGCAGTACCGTCTTTGTGTTGTGTGACTCAACGATCTTTGCTCCAAACTCTTTCTTGAGCTTTGCGATGTACTCGTCACCAATGAGTGCTGGCATGGCGGCGGCAAGCTCGTCGCTGGTGTAGCAGACGGTGATGTCGTTCGTCATGTTCTCTTCACTGCGGTCGGTGTCTTCACCGACATTGGCGAAGATCGTTCCATCCTCGTGTCGGTATTTCACATAGCCGTTGCCGATGTCGAGGACTTCAGCGAACTGGACCAGAGGCGGGATCAATAGATGTGCCCGGCATCCGACACGCTGTTCCTCGTATGCGAGGACTCTGTTTTGCGATTCGCAAATCCAAAAGCCATCGCTGACTGGTGTGCTGTGGGCGCAGGTGCGGCAGTTCTTTTCTGCGGTCCTGCGCTCGTGGCACAGCGAGTGGTAGTCGCACATCTTGCACTTGTACCAAGCCGGGTCTTGGCTGATCCCCAATGGCGGCTCTACTGCATCGATGACGCGCTTTGCTTTGGCAATCAGTTGCTCAAACAACTCTTTGTCGAAATGAACCCACTCGCTGTATAGCTCGTCGTTGTTCTTGTTCACTGCGAGGTAGAGTGCGCGAGTTAATTCAGCAAGGCCCATGTACACCTGCATCTGCGCATAGTGTTCTGGCTTTGCTTCCTGCACTTTTTTCTTTACCAACTCGGTAAAGGATTTGTCGTTGTGCGTCTTGAACTCAACGATGGCCCAAGTCTTTGGTCCTTCAGGGAAACCGCGACCGATGCCATCACATGATCCACCGAAGTGGCCATCGATTGCGCGGAAGCGGTGTTGCAACTTGGTGTCTGGATCGACGGCGTGGACCTCTGCACCAATGCCCTTGAGTTCTTTGAGCATTTGGCCTTCCTCGCGGTGGCCACGGTTGAACAGGCGCTTCATGCGGCCATCGAACTTTTTGACCTTGGCCCAGCGGAAGCTGTACCAGAGTTCGCGTTCGCACTCGCGCCCGATCAATGACGCGCCAAGATGTTCTCTTGGCCCTTCATCTTGTTTGTTCCACCACTCGACAATGCTTTCGCTCGTCGAGTGTGCTGATTTTGGGATCAATGCCATGATCAGTTTGGAACAAAAATTTTGCTGTTGCCGCCGTCCATGATGATGGGCGACTCTTCTTCCAACGCGCCGTGGATGGCATTGAGAGCAACAGCACCCATGCGCTGTGCCTGCGTGAAATCAGTTTGCTCATGCTGGATTGGAGGGTCGGTGATCATGCGAACATCGACTGACCCTTGAGGCGTGTCCTGCACTGTGATGATGATGATGGCCATAGTGGTCTTTCAGAAGTTCAGTGGATCGGGTTTGCGAGAAACGATGTAGCCAGCGCAGACGATGCCGGGCTTTGGCTGGTTGTAGAAGACGCGAGTCTTCAAGGTTTCATCGGTGTGAAACTTGGACGGCGATTCATATTTGATTCGCTTGATGCGGTCGTTCAGCTTCTCGTTGTCTACCGACGAGAAGTTCCCATGCTCATCTCGCGGACCGACCGCTTCTTTGAGCATTGCGACTTGGTGGGGTAAAAGCATTGGCATAGTGAATCGGCCTACTCGATAATTCTTTCGGCCACCCCCATCAAGCGGCGCGGCGCTTCCACGCAGGCGTGGAAGACTGAGCGGGTGCTGGCGCTGGTGCATTGACAGGCGCTTGTGCGCGTCCACCACCGTTGGCAGGCGTGTAGCTCTTGATGCGGTTTTGAGGACCGTATCCATTGCTTCCTTCCTCGACCGTGATCTCAAGCGTCACAGGCAAGTTGTGCAGTGTCTCGCTGTCTTGCAAGTCGATCACGCCAACTGCGTGGCACAAGGCGCTCAGTTGTTTCTGTGCGATCTCTTCTGCAACTTTGTTTGAGTTCTTGAAGTTCAGGCGCTCAAAAATCTTGCGACCTTTGCCGTTGCCCTCAATCACTTCAAAGGTGAGTTGCAGGTACTCGCCACTGCCGTTCTTGGTGGGCTTGACTGTTGAGTCAATCACCATTGCGAGGTACTTGCCGGGGTTCAGTGCATCGTAGTTGGATGCAGGTTCGACATTGCTTGCGTTGAATCCGATATAAGCCATGATTGTTTCCTTTCAGGTTGGTTGGCTTGGGTAATTACTGCGAGATTGCAGTGGCGAAGGCTTCCCACGACAGCGGGATCGTGTCGGGCAAACCAAAACGGTTCTTGGCCAAATAGGCCGGTTTCTCTGTGGTGTAGATTTGGCGCTCACCAGTGGTGATGCCGCGTGTGACTTCCTTGTTGAAGCCTACTTCCTCGCGCTTTACGACCACGCGCTGGTTGGCAAACAGGACAGCGTCACACCATTCCTGCACGATGGCGCTTGAACGCGCTTGGAGTTTTGGCTGGTAGCGTTCATAGGGTTCGGTCTCTGGTGAGTCGAATCGCTTGATCTCGCAGTGCGCGATCAACACGCTGGCCATGCCCTTGTCGTTGCGCAAGGCGTTGAGTCCATCGAGGATGTTGCGCCAGTAGTCGGCGGCGATGACTGCACCCTTGCCAAAGGCCAAAGCTTTGTCGTCATACTTGGCGTGGATGTCGTCCCAGATCAGGTTGTCAAGCCAGTCCAAGCTGTCGATCACGACCGTGCCGAACTTGTGATCTTCTTCATATAGTGAGCTAATCGCATCAGTCACATCAGCAAAAGACTGGGCAAGGGGGAAGTGGTCCACCTCCAAGCGACCGAGGCCGTCCTCTGTCAAGATGAAGATGGGGTCGGGCGATCCTGCGCCGAAGGTTGTTTTGCCCATACCGTGTGGGCCGTAGATCATCACGCGAGGTGCGCGAATGCCCTCGCTCTTTTTGACTGAGTTCAGATTGAATGCCATGTTGATTTCCTTTGGTTGGTTAGTCTTGATTGGTTTGCTCGTCGTCGATGTCGATGCCATCGATAAAAGCCTCTTTTGATTCCAGTGTGACGGTGACACCGTAGTCATTGCCCAAGAGCGCCAGTTCTTTTTTCATGCGCTCTTGGACCAGTGTTGAGAACAACTCGCCAATGATGTTGTGTGCATTTCTCAGGGTGGTGCGATCATCAACGCGCAGGCACATTTGCAGGTGCTTGCCAAGCTTGAGTTCGTGAATTTCAGAGTTGGCTTTCTTGAGTTGCTCGATGAGCAAAGCGTTTTCTTTTTCCGCGTTTGATTTGCGTGACATTGTTTTCATCCTTGTGGTGCTGTGGAGATTAAGCCTTGATCTCGACAGAGGGCTTGGCGGGTTTGATGGTGATGGCTTGAGCGATGGTTGCCCACACTTCAGGCTCGTTGTTGCGCAGATACTTTGCGCCGGTTTCGTCGAGCTTTGGCTCGATCTTGATGGGGCGCATTGACTCTGGTAGTTTTTCACACAGCGCCATCAGCATGGCCATGTCGGCCTTGTATGACATCTTGCCGGTGATGGTGACCTTGAGGCCGTTCTCAAGTTCGTGGGTTTGCGAACCCTCATCGCGCTTACCAAGTGCCTCGATGATCTTGGTCTCGATATCGACGCGGTGTTTGTTGGCCTGTGCCTCTGCTTGCTTGGCGGCGATCAACAGGTTGGTCAGTTCAATGATGCTGGTGTTCATGGTGCTTCTTTCGGTTAGTTCAGGTTGGTTGATAAAAGGTTGACGCGTTGAGTATAGCTCAACACTGAGCGCATGACCACCAATGGATCAGTGCGATGGCA